GGCCTCGATTGAGAGTAACAACGGCGGTCGCGGATTCGCACGCGCTGTGCAAAGACGTGTTCCGGCCATACGTATCGAATGGTTCCATCAGAGCGGGAATAAGGAAGCCCGCATCCTCTCCAATGCCGCAACGGTGTTGCAGATTATAATAATGCCGCATGATTGGAAAATCCGCTGGCCTGAATTCTATTTACATATGACGACCTATCGGCGTCAATTCCGCGCGAACCGCTGGCATGATGCCGCGGACGTGGTGACGGGAATTGTCGAAGATGGTACGAATAAGAAAGGTAGAATCAAAGCAGTAAGGTAACCATGGCAAAAATCAAACTCATCGACAAACTGAAAAGCCTTGTCGGCATCGAAACAAAAACCAACATCGAACAGGCTATTATGCTCCTGCAGGCAGCGCGGTCGTGTATTGACGCCTATACAGCAGAAAGAGCCGCCAAACAGCTACACATAGGGACGCTCTCGCAGATGAACAAGGACATCGGCATGATCACGAAGAAGCTGTCCGGTTATGTTGAGGGTTAAGATTGCCGGCAAAAGGTTTCGCATACCGACGCACTGGGAGGACATTACGCTTACCCAGTGCGCTTGGTTGTACCATAAGGCCAACGAGCAACCCACGGCGCTTCTTGACTATTACCGCTCTTTTGCCTCGGACACGGCTCCCGAACCATATGCAAATATCGACGAGCTAACCCGGTTCACTTCGGAGGTTGTCGGCTACCTTGCCGACGTACCGGAAGGGCTGATGCTTCAAACCCGGCGCGAGGATATTATGACGCTGGCAATGGCACTACTTCCACGGTTCATAATCGGAGTACTCGGCATTGTCGATTATCCGGTTCGGGGCATTACTTCATTTCGCTACAAAGGCCGCCGCTACTACCTGCCGAAATCCGGGACGGATATTTCCGGGGAACTTACTCCGTTGAGTGGTGTGACGGCTATCGAGTTCTGCCAACTGTCCGACATCGTATGTGCGGAAAACATTGCTTTGGCTCCGCTGGCTGTCGCTATCGTATGCCGCCGGAAAAGTGAACGGTACGATGAAGAGCTGGCGCAGAATCGGGCGGCGTTGTTCGGAAGCCTTCCAGCCTCGGTCTATTGGGAACTTTGGGCGCAAACTTCGGGGGCGCATCAGTACCTGAAAGCCGCATTTCCGAATTGTTACGGTACGGGCGGCGGGGATTCGTCGGGTAAAGCCGAGCCTGCGGTATGGTGTGACACGCTCGTCGCTATGTCTACCGATAAGCCAAGTGAGCTTGAGCATCTGCAACGGATGAACGCCTACGATTTCGTACACCTATTGTCGGAGAATATCAAACGGAGAACGGAAGAATGGAAGATGAAAGCCGCATTGGCCGCCTGCGGGGTAAGGTAGAACTGCTTACATGGTTGATCGACCGGGAGTGTAAATGTGACCGGGCCAAGTGTGCCGAGCATTTCCGCTATATGGAGCAACTGAAATTCCAGTATGAATGCGAAATAGAGGATTATGAGAACAGAATTGCGGGAGATGCTGAAAGCCGCCTTTGAAAAAACATATGACAGAGCCTTTGATTTCGGAACCGGGTTTCTTGAGGATATCAACGGCAAGAGTTACAAGCTACCGTGTATTTGGGTATGCCCGTTCGAACTTATATCCAAAACGGGGCGATCTGAGGGCTTCCGCGTCTACCTCGGAACAATTTACCTGCTGGAACTGGGCGACGGGCTCACAGCCCAAGAAAAGGACGAAAGATGGGATGCTATGGAGGATGCCGCTATCGAAGTCCTCAACCAGCTGATAGAACAGTCTCCCAGTGAAATCGTCGCAGTCGATAAGATCAAAGACATCCCGAATGAGGGCGCATATACAGGATATAACGACATATCACTTAAAGTAACATTTGAGGTAACGGTAAGATATTGTGTCGATCGAGGATAACCCCATATTACAGCAGATAGCCCGGTACTTGAACGATACCCTGCAAATGGAATTGCTCAATCAAGGACACACGGCGTCGGAGGCTCTGTTCGATAGTATCAGGACAGTGATTGCACGGACACTTACAGGCATTACCATAACGACGGAAGCACTATACTATGCAAAGTTTGTAAACGCAGGCCGGCAGCCCGGAACGAAAGGAATCCCGATTAATGTTCTTGTGGAGTGGATAAGGCGTAAGAGGCTCGACATGCAGGGAAAGCGCGAGCGGTCGGTAGCTTTTGCAATGCAGCGGTCGATCCGGGACAAAGGTATCAAGCCATCCCGGTTCATAGATAAATCAATAGATAAGTTCAACAAGTCTAAACGGCTGGAAAATGAAATAGAACGATTCATGGAGGAGTATGTAGAAGAACAACTGCAAACTATTTTTAACCAATTAACTGCATGACGATATGGCAACAACGATAACGCTTCCGGCCCCGTACAGTTCGGTCAAAGAATCTGTCATCTTTGAAATTGACCGAGATATTGACGCTGTGGCCGAAGTGATGATAAACGGGTATTTGAAGCAGATGCCGAAAAACGCCTATAAAGTGAACGTAGCGCAATATTTTCGGGATGATTTTACGATTGCGCCGCTTGATGCTGAGTCCGAACCTACATTACAGGTGTGGGACGGAGTTGACCTCGGCCGGGTCGTCAATGCTTCGATCATGGTAGACAGCGTCCCTTCTAAAGAGGTGCCGCTACTTTGTGCAGATAAACAACCGACACCAAACCGTTTTATGAGTGATCTGCGGCGGCGTAATGCCATGCCGGGGCAAATCGATGAACTTCCAATATATGCGACGACTCCCGCTGTTGTGGTGTACGGCTCGGTTCAGGTTGCCGTGCCAGCCGGTATATCCTGCGTCAGCTTTCGTATTCCGACCGATGCGCCGCCCCGGTTTGCAGTAGATATGTGGAGTCCTGACGGGGAGGTGCAGGATCGTATCGAATATGAGATTGAGGGGAACGACGGAGTGCGCCTTGCGTGGATCAATGCCTACGGCCAGATCGACTATTGGAACTTCGCGGTTCGTCGCAAATCATCAACCAAGATAACAAAGGAGAAGATATACACAGAAGCCGGGTATACTGCAACATCTATACAGGCAGACACGACCAAGTCGGTAACAAGCTATCCCCTGCCCGAAACTCAAGCGAATGTGCTGAGCCAGATATTTGTGTCCGAAAGTGTGTGGTGCATCGTCGGGGATAAGGTGTATCCGATCGACATCACGACAGAGAGTATTACGACCTACGATGTGGAGAAATTAAGCTCCGTGCAGATTGAATACAGAAATAAAATCCGGTAGCTATGGTTGTGGAGTTGAAAATAGATGGCCATAAGGTCGATATGAATCAGAAAGGCAATATCGCCGCGACACATAGCATTGCTGACATTGAGGAGCCTGACAGCACAGCCGCCGGATATACCAAGTCGGTCGAGGTGCCGCTGATAAGTAATATGCGGGTTTTTCGATTTATCAATGAGCTGTATAGTAAAGAGCAGTTCAACAACGAACTGCATAAAGCGGAGTATATCGTGGACGGGAATACCGTCATGTCGGGTATAGCACAGATCGATAAGATCACGTACAAATTCGGTTCTGGGCACAAACTCGTCGGCGGCAGTTTTCATGTGTCAGTCATCGGCGCAGCTTTCGACTGGATTACGAATGCCAAGAAGCAAATTAATGAGCTTGAAAGTGCGGAAACAGTCGTATACAACATGGGGGAAGTATACAAAAATTCCATCAGTGAGGATATCTCGCTTGTGAAATTCTTTCCGGTCGATCGAGGTGCGTTTTGGGTGGAAAATATAGACGGAGACCTGATTCCGCGAAAAATACTGGATATCCGGGATTATCATCCGTTTTTCAACGTGTGGAAAACAATGTGTCTGATCCTTTTCGAGTACACGATAAAGAGTTCCATGGAGGACTTTTTCAAAAAGCTATACTGCTCAGGTTACATGCCAGTAAACGAAGACCTGTCGTATATCAAAGAGGAGAACGATTTCTATATTGGCACCTCGGCAACGGAAGATGTACCGATATTGCTTGGTATGATCAGCCCGAAGAAACCGACTATCAGTGCCAATATATATGACCTTTGGGATTCGGATGAATACCATAACGATAAAGGGGTTATCAGCTCGCCTCCGATATCTTCGACGCCACATTTCCATCCGACGGAAACGGCAACAGTGAGGATGCAGACCAATCTACACTACAAAACGCAAATTGTGAATGGATCCACGGGTTATTGGAACGACATCATGAAGGAATACGGCGAATGTCTATATGTCGATGAATTCCGACTGTACGTGAATGCGCAGTATGAACGCATAATATTGACATTGGATAAATGTGTCGAAGCTAAAAACCGACAAGGTGATATAAAAAACATCTTTATCCCGTGCGATCCGAATGAGGCTAAGACCTACGTGGTCTATTTGGAGTTTGCTTCTTGGCAGATTTCCGGACGAATTATCTTTCAATGCAAGGGTACTTACACCGACCTCGGACAACATAAGGCTGGTGGTCGAGGTAACTGGTATGTTATCACGGTTCCGCAAGGGCGTGAGGGGCTATTGGGGACTTTTCAAGGAATCAGCATGTATGATAGTATTGATGTTGCAGAATTCTATTATTTCGAGATTTACGACAATCTGGTGACGTTCAATATGGATAATGTCACCCGGAATGCTTACACACTAACGAAAGGCAACACATATCCTCTTTGGGGACAATTTGCCTGTTCGCGGGAATATGGTTTGACGCCGGACAAAATCGACGGCGTACAACTGTGGTTGTGTGAGAACAACAATATAAAACCGGATTTTACCAATGTCATTGGCCTGAATGACAAAGTCGGCATTTCGACGATCGGCGGAACGGGGTCGCAACTTGATTTTCTCGCTTCCCTACGTCAGTTATTCTGCTTGATGTATTATACGAACCCGCTAACCAAAGAAATCCATATCGAACCGCGAACAAGGTTTTACAATCGTGACCGGGCTGATATTATCGACTGGCGGGATAAGATCGACTATTTGAAAGAAATTGAGATCGAAGAATTGGGCGGGGATGTCGGCAATGCTTTAAAGTTGGCCTATGCCAGCGGCAACGAGGTAGTGGGGTACTATAACTGGAAGAACCGCACGGAACTCGGAGCGTATAGGACGCCGCTTTTGAATAAGACAGCTGACGACACGAAAGAGATTGTCAATGGAATATTCGCGCCGTTCCTGCTCCGGACGGTCGATTCTATGGGTATGACAATACCGCAGGATGTACGGGAGAACGATCAGAAACAGATAGATGATGTTGAGCTGGAAATGACACCGATTGTCGGGTATTTCGGTGGTGTTGATGATCGAACGACGGGTGACGATAAGAAAGACTATCCTCGGTATCCGCGACTGGTTTTCCAAGATGCCACCAAGGAAATAAACCTCGGATTCGAAGATATAAACAGCACCTCAGTCGTCCGGGGATTGAATCAATACTACAAGGACAACATTTCGGCTTACAACTACGGCCGACGTATTACCATGTATCTGAAACTTACTCCGCAGGATATTGAAGCTATACAGTTTCCTAACCGTGAAAAGCAAGATTTCCGGGCCGTATTTCTCTTGAACTTCGACGGGGAAGATGTGCCGTGTTTATTGGAGCAAATTGCCGATTATAATCCAGCAACCGGAGCATCGACCAAGTGTGTGTTTATTTCCGATCCGCATATCAGACTGACGGGCGACGATCTCACCGTCATTACTTATGATGATGTGGCGATTGGCAGAAACAATACGTTGACCGGATATAGGTAGGAAATGGATTAGATGAAAAAGACAATGATGATCAAAAGGGCAATCAGGCAGAAAACCACCGTTTTTCCACTTGCCTTAAAGAATTCTTCGATCAAGTCAAACATAACAGCACAAATATAAATAAAATACTCAAGATATGGCAAATGTAGTAGAAAAAATCTTCAAGCTGATTCTGAATTTCGGGGATGGCGAGGAAAAAGTGCCAAAGATGAGCAAACTGCTCCAATCGTTACACGACAGGCTGAAAAATATACTCAAAACGATTAACGATATCGGTAAGGCAGACGGACTGGAAAAAGCTGCCCAAGTCCTCGGTGTGTATACCCTCACTGTTGAGAAAGCAGAGAAAGCCAAGAAAAAGTTGGTCGCGACCGATAAGGAGGAGAAAACGCAGACCGCCGAAGCTACAAAGTATATCGAGGATCTGAAAAACAAATACGGGAACCTGATCTTCACGAAACGAGAAATCACCACGCTCTCGAAAAACTATGCAACCTTGATGCGGGCCGAGAAAGGTTCTGCCGAAGAACTGCAGGCGAAGATAAATGTGCTGAATACCGTATGGAAGAAACTCGGAGCCACACAGCGCAACTCCACCATGGGGCGGCAGGTCACGGCCGAGCTGAAGTCAATGCGCGACGAAATGCGGAATCTCACAGTTGGTGCAGGTGACTTCTCACGGAATATCGGCAACTACTTCTCCGGAATGTATAATACTGTCACCCGTAAAGTAGCAGAGATAATGGGTGTTGTCTTCACGCTCAAACAAGTGCTTTGGAGTATATACGGCCCATTCCAAGACCTTGAGTACCGTATGGCTATGGTCAAAGCGGTATCGAGGGCTACGGACGAAGAGTTTGCTATGCTCAAGGAGAATGCCCGTGAACTTGGCGCTTCTACTGAATACACGGCTACCGAGGTTGCCGGGTTGCAGTTGGCCTATGCGCGTATGGGTTTCGTCCCGGAACAGATACGGCAGATTACCGGGGCGACGCTCGACCTTGCTACGGCCACGGGTGAGGATTTGGCACGTTCGGCAGACGTTGTGGGCGTAACCTTACGGGGATTCAATTTGCAGGCAGACCAAGCGCAGCGGGTCGTGGATGTTATGACCAAGTCGTTTAATGCCTCATCTTTGCAGTTAAGTTATTTCTACGATGCCATCAAGTATGTTGCACCGATCGCATCCGAAGCGAATGTGTCCCTTGAAGAAACAGCGGCGATGCTGGGGATATTGGCCGACCGTGGTATTCGTGGTTCACAAGCTGGCACAGCCTTGCGCCGAATTTTTACCGAGATTGCCAAAACGGGCGGAGATGTATCCGAACGTCTTGCCCAGTTGAGTAAAAACGGGCTTACGCTGGGCGGCGCTATGGATGAAGTCGGACGCTATGCAATGACAGCTCTTACCGTGTTGGTTAATTCCAAAGACGGTGTAGATGATCTGACTGAATCGCTGAATAACGCCGGAGGTGCCGCAAAGACCGCGGCCGATGGTATCCGCGATACGATGAAGATTGACGTAGAAGTTTTCCTCTCGGCCATTAAAGAAAAGCTGATCGCCATCGGTGAAGTATTGGCACCGCTTGGGCGTTCGGTTATTCAGGCTGGCACGTGGGCTGTTGCGAACATAAAGAACGTAGCTTTGGCGTTAGTTACTTTCATCGGTCTTAAGACGGCTTATCTACTTATAACAAAACAGGTATCAGTCTATGATACAGCTTGGGGGCGTGCGTTGCGGGTGAATATGGCTACGCTGCAATCGGCTACCGCGGCAACAAAGTTACTTGCCGCTGCAAAGTTTTTGCTAGCCGGGCAGATCAAAGCTGTGTATGAAGCGTTAAAGATGTTCTGGACTACCCTTATAGCGAATCCGTGGGGAGTGGTTGCGACTGCCGTTGCCGCGGTTATTGCGTACATGGTAGCATTTCGAGATAAGACGGATGCCGCGACCCGTGCACAGCGTAAATTCAACGATGAGAACGACCGTTTCAACAAAGCCCAAGATGAAAAGCGCCAGCGGATCGAGCAGCTAATCCGGACGATACAGGACGAAACCGAGACACAGAACGCCAAAATCCGCGCTTATGAAGAGTTGAAGCTGTTATCTCCGGCTCTTACGGCCAAATACACGCAAGAGCAGTTAGTCACGTTGGAGTTGGCGAAATCGGCCAAACTCCTCAATGAACAGCGCGACAAGGAGAACTACGATAACCTGATTGCTAATGTCGAGAAGTACACCGCATCGCTCCAAAAGCTACGCGAAGAGAACGGACAACTGCTCGGAATGTCACCGGGCGGTGCCCCTATCTACGTGGATAATTCCAAGGCGATTGAAGAACAGGAAATTGCACTGTCGAACTATAAAAAAGCATTAGGAGAGATCGAGGAAGCCCGTAAGGTTGCCGAGGAAAATGCTAAACCGATCGAAGTGCGCATCAAAGCGGCCGAAGATATCGTTGAAGAAGCGGAAAAGGCGTTTAAGGAGGCAAAGACTGTATATAATCAGAAGCGGGACGAATGGATACGGGAACACGGGACTGAGGCTACCCTACCGTTCTCGTTCAAATTCGATATACTCCAATCGGAAAAGGAGTGGAAGGACGCGCAGAAAAAGGTCGCAGACCTGCAAAAACAGCAGAAAACACCTGCTACGGGTGGGGATGGTAAGGAAAAGGGCGAGTGGTCGCTGTCGAAAGACAAAGAGCACAACGCCCAGCTCCTGAACCTGAAAAAGAAATTGCACAGCGGCGAAATAACGTCCGAAGAACTCTATCAGAAGCAGGTTTTACAGCTTGAGATCGACACGCTCACGAAACGCATAATACAGAATAAGGACGAGGCCAAAACCATCATGAAGCTCAAAAATGAGCTTTGGGATAAACAGAACCAGCAAAAGAAAAACGAGCAGAAAGAGGATGAGACCTACACGGCCAACCGCCGGGTGCAGGAGGAAAAGCAGCTAAAGTATGAGAATGATCGTATCGACGCCGAAATAGCTGCGCTGAAAGAGGGAGTTGATAAGAAAATTCGGCTCAACGAGCAGGCCACAAAGAAAGCCGGGGAAGCTGCGGCTAAGGAGTACCATGCGGAACTGGAAAAGCTCACCAAGGAGCAGAAAGCTTACGCAAAAGATTCGAAAGAGTACGAAGCGATCGAACAGGAGAAAATGCGCCTTGCGGAACTGTATGAGCAGAAGAAAACCGACATTGCGGATGCCGGGAAGAATGCCCGGATAAAGATTTTGCAGGATGCCACCCAAAAGGAAATCACGGAATACGGCAAACTTCCGGATAAGGCGGTCGAGGCTGAGCAGGCGATAACAGCAAACAAGCGGCGTGAGGTTCAGAAACGGTTAGAACTGGCACGGGAAGAAACGGAAAAATCCATTGTCGGCGCGAAAGGTAAATATCGGCTGGACGAAGATGTCGTAAACGCTTCGGCCGAAAAGAGCCGCTTGCGGAATATCGGGCACTTGCAAAACGAGATACAGCTACACAACGCATTGGCACAAGCCTACCTGAACGAGCTGAACGCGATTGTAGCCAATGGTGAAGCCGGAAGTGCCCGCTATACTCAGTTGATCACCCTACTTGAGCAGGAACAGTCCGCAGCGAAGAATCTCGGAAAAGGGAAAAACGCCGACGGAACCCGGAAAAGTTTTTGGCAGACCCTTACCGAGCTTTCGGATGAGGATTTAAACCAAATCAAACAGCAGGCCATAGACCTTGCACAGCAGTTGAGCGATGCGATTTTCGACGCCAAACAGCAGGCGTCGCAACGCCAGTTGAGCGCTGAAAAGAAAGCGATCGACGCCCAATATAAGACTGAGGCCAAACTGCTCGATTCGAAACGGGACAAAGGGCTTATCTCGGAAAAGAAATACCAGCAAGAACTTGAAAAGCTGGAAGCTAAGAAAGCCGAGAAAGAGGAAGAGGCCGAGCGCGCAGCGTTCGAGCGGGAAAAGAAAATCAATACGAAACAAGCATTGATGAATACGGCGCTCTCCATAGCAAAAACTTTTGCGCAATGGGGCTGGCCCTTAGGTATCCCGTTTGCGGCATTGGCTCTTGCGCAAGGGATGATTCAGGTTGCAACGATCCAATCCCAGAAGTATGCTCAAGGTGGCGTTATCCCCTTAGGAGATGGTGTCGGGGTTGTCAAAGGCCGAAGCCACGCGCAGGGCGGACATCAGATTTACCTCGACGGCCAACCGATTGGGGAGGTCGAGGGGGATGAACTTTTGGCTATCGTCAATAAACACGACACGTCTCGTATCGGGGCGCTTTCGGCCGCGAACAGCGTACACGGGCGGCGCTTCGCTCAAGGCGGCCTTATGTCCCCGAATGGGTATATGACGAGCCGCGTTTCCGGCCCGGTGTCATTCTATCAGACCACGACGCGGCAGGATGATATGCCGCAGGGCAATTTAACCGAGGTGATAAATTTACTCAGGGATGATGTCAAAGCGACGAATGACCGGATCGACCGTCTGCGGGTTATCCTTGTAACGCAGGATGTCACCGACTCGCAAAACGACTTGAAGAAAATAAAAGTTAAGCAGTCGTTCTAAACTGGTGAAAAATGAGTGGGTAATTCTATTATACAGTGAAGTCGTAGTGTGACTCACTGGGTGTTTATGGGGAGGTGGTTCGGCTTTGGCTGGGCCACCTTTTTTATTGAAATTTCAAATTTATGCAGAATACGATAGAAATCATCAACCGCAGAAATTCGGTTGAAATCAACATCGAGGGGACGATTGGTGTCCCCGAAGAGTGGCAGTTCGACGAGCCGGGCGACCGGGTCGCAACGTATGACAAATTCCGCAGCGCCCTTGATCTCATCCGGCAGATTGAATCCCCGGAAGTGGTTGTGAACATCCGTTCGACGGGCGGCGATGTGAACGACGCCCTATTGATCCACGATGCTATTTCGGGACTCAAGGGAAAGAAAACTACCCGGTGCTACGGCTATACTGCCTCTGCTGCAACAATCATCGCACAGGCCGCGTCGGAGGGGTGCCGTGAAATTTCGGCCAACGCTCTTTACCTGATTCATGCTGCCATATGCGCCGCAGAGGGGAATGCCAAAGAGCTCGAAGCAAAGTCCGAGCTTCTGCATAAGACCGATGAACGCATCGCGGCGGTCTATGCCGCCCGGTCGGGCTACCCTGCCGAAAAATTCGAAGCCCTGATGGCCGAGAACAACGGTAATGGCCGCTGGCTGTCGCCCGATGAAGCACTCGCCGCCGGGCTGGTCGATGCAGTTATCAATACACCGGAAGTACTGAACTGTACCGTAGTGGACGATTATCCAATTCACAACTATATGGTAAAAATCAAAAACACAATGCATGGAATTCTCCGCCGTCTGGGATTGACGCCGGGAGAAGCGACGGAGGTGGAAATCTCCGAGGAACAGATTGCGACGCTCAACCACTCGCTGGAGCAGGGTGACGTCCGAGAACAGGAGTTGCAGGAGCAGCTTGCAACCGAACAGGCAGCCCACGAGCAGACCAGAACCGACTTGACATCGGTACAGAATCGGGTCACAGAACTCGAAGCCGAACTCAACAAGCGGAAAGCCGCGCCGACGGTTACCAAGGAGATCGAAGACCCCTCGATCACCGACGAGGTAAAGCTGTCGGGCAACGCCAAAGCTTACGACGAAGACGTCAAGAAGCTCAAATAATCATCTAAACGTTACGCAAATGTCTAAAATTATTGAAAATCCCAAATCCTACACAGGCCGGGAGCTGGAAACGATCTTTTTCCGTCCGATGCTGTCCGGCCCCAGCGCCATCGACCTCGGTGTCCGAATCATGTACAACATGCCCGTACCTACGATGCTGAACTTCTGGCATCGTGAGGGGGATGTGTTGCAGAAGTACGCCAAGGGCTGGAATGGTGGCGAATTGGCCAAGAGATTCCAAAAGGAAATCCGGCTGTCGAAAGTCAAGGCCGAAATGGGCTATTCCGCCTCGGACTACTTCGGCATGATCTACGAAATGATCACCAACAGCGGAGCCGTAAACCTCGACGATCTTTCTGGTACCGAGCTGGAACAGGCCGAAACAACGCTTTTCCGGCAGGCTATCGCCGAGAGCATCCGCGCCACTATGTGGCTGGGCGATACGGAGCGCGCAAGCGGCTCCTACACCTCGTTCAACGGCTTCCTCAAAGCCATCAAGGCCGACCTGCAGACCACGGCGAATACAGGCAAGAGTTTCATTCGCAACGTGAAGATTCCGGCCATGTCTGGAGCGGACGCCGCCATTTCGCTCTTTGAGCGTATGTGGAACGCCGCCGACGATCGTCTGACAGCCATGAAAGACGAGGGCAACCTCGTTATTCAGTGTACCTCCGATATCTATCTGAACTACGAGAAGAGTTTGGAGGATAAACCCCTCGAATCGGCATTTGCCGCGCTTCAGCAGGGACGTAAGGGGCTGCATTGGCACGGCATTCCGATCGTCGATGTCAAAGTCGGTTCTTACCTCTCGTCGTTCGCGGATATGCCGCAGTCGTTCGCCATCCTCACCGACAAACGTAACATGGCGCTGGCCGTCAACACGGCCGACTTCCCCGGCAACGAGGTACGCATGTGGTATAACCCCGACGAAATGGAGAACCGCCAGCGTGCAATCTTCATGGCCGGTGCGGACTACCTGCTTCCGGAACTGCTCACGGTAGCCGTCGAAGCAGACGTGTAACGGAAACCAGAATCGAATATTAAACGCGAAAATCTATGTTGAAAGGATTCAAAAAGACCTGTGACAACGGTAAAACGACCGCAGGCATTGTAAAAGTCTTGATCGCGAAGAAAGGTACGATCACGGCGGCAACGATGGACACAGCCGATCCCGAAGCTTATAAGTCCTTGACCATGAAAGCCGGAGAGGGCTTCGTGAAGTACGAATTCATGGAGGACGAGTGCGAGTTTCAGGAGAACTACAAGACCGAGAACGGCATCACGTCCGTGGAGCAGAAGCTGATTTTCAAGCTCCCCGGCATGACTCCCGAAACGCGGAACGCCGTCGAGGAAATCGCCGTAGCGTCTGCATGCGGCCTTGAAGCGGCTGTTTGCCGTAAGGGCAAGGTGCAGATCGTCGGCTACGACGAAGAGTTCAAAAGCGAACGCCCGTTGCGCCTGAACGCCACCACGGGCACGACGGGCAAGAAGCTGACCGACGCTGCGGGCGAGGAGATCACGCTGAGCCGCGAAACGACCGAAAAGGCACGCTACTATGTCGGCGAAGAGTCGGCGCTGACTCCAACTCCTGCGGAGTAGTTGAATCGAAAGGGGGTGTAAGCCTTTGCACCCCCTTTTCTTAAAAAATGAAATAATGGCAAAGTATCGAGTAAAGCAGAATTATGAGGACGTGGTTGTGTGTACGGCAGCGCCGATTTCCCGCAAGGGAGACGGGCGCTTCGAGCTGTCGAAGTGTACACAGCGTGATCTCAAGTATCTGTACGAAGTTATCAAACATCCGGCAGTAGAACAGGCAGACGATGAGCAAGAGAAATCGACAGAATCGCCCCGCGAAAATTAATGCGGTAGGCGTGCGCGACGTTGCGCCAACACCAAACGTATTCGTGCCTCTCCGTGGACGGGAGAAAGGCAGCAATATATATTGGCGTTGGGGTAACGACAATCTTTTCCCGTATGCACTGGCCGCTATGTCACGTTGTTCTGTGGCTCACCGCCGCATCATCAACGACAAAGCGGACTATATTTCGGGCAAAGGCTTCTCTGTGGCCGAGTCTAAACCGGAATTGCAGGCCTTCATTGACGCCGCCAATGGCGCAGGAGAAAATCTGCGTCAGGTACTCAATAAACTTGCTTTTGATAAATCGCTGTTCGGGAATGCGTTCCTTGAGGTTGTAACCGACTCGAAACATTCGTTTCTTTCGCTGTTTCATCAGGACGCCAGCAAATGCCGGGTGGCAAGTGATAGCGAACACATTCTGTTGCATCACGACTGGTCGGCATTTACGCAGAACGAAGCAAGGACACTCCCGCTTTATCCTGCATTTGAGCAGCAGGAGGACGGAACCCGGCGCGCCATAATCCACTATAAGGACTACGAACCGATGTTTGAGCATTACGGCGTACCGCAGTATATCGCAGGGATGAATGTTTCCGCAATTGCATACAAAACCGACAAGTGGAATATCTCGCGTCTCGACAATTCCTATCAGTTGTCGGGTGTGATGATCCTTACCGGGGATGTCGATAGCGAAGAGGAGGCGCTGGAAATAGTGCGTAAGGCAGAGCAGAAATTCGCCGGCAAGCCGGGACAGGTGATGTTTATGATAAAGGAGGCATCGGACGGGACGGAGGGAAGCAAGTTTATACCGATCTCCTCACAGAATGAGGGCGATTGGAAAGACCTGCACGATCAGGCAATTTCCGATATCGTAGTGGCTCATTCATGGTTCCGGTCTTTGAGTGGTTTGGATTATTCCAACGGTTTCAGCGCCGATCGCATCCTGCATGAATACGAGATCGCGCTGAACACCGTGATTCTCCCGGAGCAGGCCGAGCTTATGGAGCCGATTTACCGCATAATCGAAGAAATTGCAGGCTTTGACGCTTCGGCCTTACAGATTATCAACCGCCCGCCGATAAGCCAGCGACAGCCTTACATGTACGTGTGGGAGGCGCGCAAGGCCGACGGGCTGGATTACGATCCCAACGATGAACGTCAGCAGGCTTTTATCGCAAATGTGAGAAATGTATGATGCAGTTGTTAGCCACACCCCAGCAGGTCATTGATTTGGCATTCGCGGCCAATGAGAAGATAACGCCCGTATCGATCAAAGAAACCAAGATCGATGCTGCGCAGGAAAAGTATATCCGTCCGGTTCTCGGCAAGTTGTACGATGCCCTGCTTGACGGGAAATACCCCGAATTGCTGGACAATTATGTCCGGCCTGCGCTGGCTTATTATGTCCGGTATTCAGTTATTCCGGACTTGGCTCTGAAACTGAATGACAAAGGGGCGCAGACCTACTTTTCAGAATATGCGAATACCGCGACGGACAAGCAGCGTAGCGAAATGCGGCAACAAGCGAAAGACGATGCGAATGCTCTGCTCGATAAGGCTATCCGCCACATTTCGGAAAACAGAGCGCGATATCCGGAATACGAACCCCGGAAAGACATCCGCAACAAAGTAATATCGAACGGTGGAATAATATTGATGTGATATGCGAATTAAAGACATATTGAAACTTCGGCAGAAAGAGGCGATATCCGGGGAGGAGAGGATTCCCGTGTCCAAAGATGAGTATGTCACCATAGATCAAATCAACGAAGAAGTCAAAAAGGATATCGAAGAAACATTGCAGGACTGCGTCAAAAAATCCGACCGCCTGATCCTCGGCGGATACAGCCCGGCCGACCTGAAGAGCAACAGTTAAATACACAATATCATGGCAGACAATCAAACTTTAGCGGTATTACAGGAAATCCTGCTCAAATCCCGCATCAAATTCGTAACGGGCACCGAAGCCGAATGGACTGCGGCCAACCCTGTCCTGCTCGACGGCGAGTACGGACTTATCCGGGGCAGTTCGCCACTGAAATACAAGGTCGGCGACGGCACGAAGACATGGTCGGCGCTCGGCTGGGGCAATGTCACCTCTCTTGCCCAGCTCACGGCCGACGCAACGCATCGGCTCGTGACCGACAGCGAGAAAAAGACGTGGGGCGATAAGGCCGAAAAAACCACCGCCACAACTTCTGCCGACGGCCTGATGTCGAAAGCGGACAAATCAAAACTCGACGGAGTGGCTGCCGGGGCGAACAACTATCAGCACCCGGCCAGTCACCCGGCCTCGATGATTACTCAAGATGCCTCGCATCGGTTCGTCACCGATTCTGAGAAGACAGGATGGAATGAGAAAGCAGACGTGTTTACCTTCGACTACAACGCTTATCTGCATCCACCGACCGGAGGACTCAACCCGGCCGGGGCGGTCGCAAAAAACATCGTCGCGGCGATCAATGCCAACAAAAAATGCGTCGTGGTCGCACAAAATGTCGCCGTGCAGGAGATCGAAGATTCTATAAGCGGTTTCGTTTCCATCACCGAGGTTTCCGCTTCGGCCGTCACCGGATTGATCGATACTATCCGCATGGCCTCGGACGACAGCGGTCGCACGGTATTCCTCGCTACTGCTTCCATCACGTTCAAGTCCGACGGCACCGTAACCGTGGCGGCCGTACCTTACACCGGGCGTATCGTCATGGAAGAAGACCTGCCCGAATACAGCACGGAGAAAGCTCCGACGGTTAGCGGGTTCGCCGCTACCTACTACCTCACGCGGAACGGTAGCCGAATCGGCGTACCGATCAACATTCCGCTCGATCAGGTGTTACGCGGATCATCTATCAAGACCGTAACGACGGCCAATACGCCCTATACCGGGGCGAAGGTCGGCGACAAGTACGTCGAATTTCTCTTCCAGAACAACAACACCCCGCAGTACCTGCCCGTGCAGGATCTCGTCGATGTCTACACGGGCGACGACCAGTATATCCAAGTGACGGAGTCGAACGTAATCAAGCTCAACTACTCCGTTTTGGCGTTGAAACTGGCGGCTGACATGAGAAATACTTTCGACCAACTTTACGATGAGAAGGGTGCCGGAGAGGCGGCGGCAAAAGCGGCCATCGACGAGTTCAAGGCGAGTACGTTCGTCATTCAGTGTACCATCCCCGGAATGAACTGACATGGCAAGTGGCGAAACGATAAAAGGACGGATTCAACACCCGATGTTTACGGCGGCCGCGCTGGCCGCCGCAAATCCGGTGCTTCTCAAAGGCGAAGTCGTGTACGAGTCCGACACACACAAGCGGAAAATCGGCGATGGTGTTACCGCATGGAAATCTCTCCCCTACGAGTCGGATGGTGCGATGTCAGGCAATATTCCCGCGTCACAGATCACTACGGACACAACACACCGTTTCGTGACCGACAGCGAGAAAAAGACGTGGGGCGATAAGGCCGCCAAAGACCTGTCGAACGTAACGCTGACAAAAGCGCTCTCATCCAACGGTTACTACAAAGCACCGGACGGGCTGATGTTTCAATGGGGGATATCCCCCGGCGGGGCGTATCAGTACTATTTCAGTCCTGCATTCATCGCAAAGCCGTTCGGATGCTTTCTGACGGCTTATTACGGCAACGGCAACGTCATTACAGCCGCGTCGTATGTGGAACTGACCGCCCAATATTTACGCTACCAATCGCGGTGGGCGAACCTCACCGACAAGAACGGGGGCCTCGCGTCCACCACCGAAACCGTCCATTGGCTGGTGATCGGCCGCTGGAAATAAAATACAGAAAGCTATGAAATACTGGAAACAAGGATTTTATGACGAACCCGTCGATGGCGGTGTAGAGATCACCGACGAGAGGTGGCTGGAACTGATCGACGGGCAGGCCGCAGGTAAGCTGATTACCGAGGATGAACAAGGCCGCCCTGTTTTGACGGAGTATGTCGATAGCGTCCCGATGCCGACTTACGAACAGCGGGTGCAGCAGAGCATCCGAGAGCGGTATTCGGTCGCCGACGAGCTGGCGATACTCCGCCAGCGGGACACCAAGCCGGACGAGTTCGCGGCATATTTCGAATACGCCGAGCAATGCAAAGCGCAGGCGAAAACACAGACGCAGTTATGAAAGGCAGAATACAGCATCCAATGTACACAGCGGCCGCGCTGACCGAGGAGAATCCCGTACTTCTCGCCGGAGAGGTTGTCTATGAATCCGACACAGGCCGTCATAAGCTCGGGGACGGCGTGAAGGGTTGGAACGCCCTCCCGTATGCCGGGGGGGGATTTTGAGGGCAATATCCCGGCCGAACAGGTAACACAAGACGCTACGCATCGGTTCGCGACCGACGACGAGAAAAAGACGTGGAACGATAAGGCCGCGAAAGATTTGTCGAACGTTTCGCTGGGAAAACTGTTTTCCAACAACGGTTACTACAAAGCACCGGACGGGCTACTGCTGCAATGGGGCTATAACACCGGGGGCGACTCAACGGGAACCATAACCATTTATTTCCCGACGACCTTTTATGCAGTACCGTACAGTGTCGTTACCACCGTAGCCTTCGGTGCGAAAACGGGCGTTGCATCGGCTTCGGTGAACAGCAAAACCGCATCGTATTTTATCGCCCGAAAAAGTTATGCGCAGAACGCAGGAGCAAATCCTGCGGGAGAACCCCTGTACTGGATTGCCATAGGCCGCTGGAGATAAAGACAACAGATTCATTGATTGTGTAAATACTTAAACCGCACTCGTCATTTTTTTGAAATTTCTGGACTATGATAGACCATATTTTCGCGGCGATACGTCCGCAGCTCATCATCCTCACGATCGTTTACCTGCTCGTACTGTTCGTGATCTTCCTCGATCTGTGGGCGGGTATTCGGAAAGCCCGCAAACGCGGGGAACTGCGATCATCGCTCGGCTACCGCAAGACCGTCGAGAAAATCGCCAAGTATTTCAACCTGATTTTCGTGGTGACGGCAATTGACGCGGTGCAGATGCTCACCGTGTGGCAGATCAACGAGCAGACCGGGAGTCGCCTGCCGCTGATTCCGATTCTGACGGTATTGGGTGCCATGTTCATCGGCTTCATCGAACTGAAGAGCGTCTATGAGAAGTCCGAGGATAAGGAGAAGGCCAAGATCGCAGATGCGGCGGCAGTTCTCGGATCGGCGTTGAAGAACCGGGAGACGCAGAGCATCGTGGCCGCGGTGCTGGAGTACATGGAGAGAGGGGGTCGGCAGTCCGGCAGCCCCCGCGTTCCGGCCAGAGGCGGGCAAGACCCCGGCCCTGAATTCATGCCGAACCCGGATATTTACGACGAAGAGTAAAAACCACTCTAATACCATATTAGCATGAACGCAGAATGCAAAATTGTAAAAGCGGAAACTAAAGACGGTTTCGTAGCTACTTACCACCTGATGCAGAACGGCCGAAAGATTGGCGTGGAGATCAATATTTCCTCTCCTATTCTGTCGGCACAAGTGGAACGAGGAAATGGAAGGCGTATATGTTTGATTCGTGAAGAGGGGCACGCGAATCCGCGCCATGTGCCTTTTTAAAAATCAGTGCATATGACACCGAAAGAATTTAAGAAAACTTACTGGCCGGACATCGCGGCCTCCTGCGAGGAAACCGGGCTGAACCCGCTCTTCGTGGCCGCGCAGGCTGCGCTCGAAACCGGTTGGGGAAAGTCCGCAATCGGAAACAACCTCTTCGGCATAACAGCCTCGAAGAAGTGGCGCGGGGCGGTGAAATATGTGCGGACGTTCGAGTACTTCGACGACGACCAGCAAGGCCACCGATTCCCCAAAGTACACTCCATTACGCGGATGCCGGACGGGCGCTACAAATATGTCGTAGACCGGGCCTTCCGCGATTATCCCTCTGTCCGGGACTGCCTGACCGACCACTCCCGAATTCTGCTGACCGAACGCTATGCCCCCGCGATGCCGTACAAGGACGACGTGTACCAGTTCGCCTACCGGGTTGCGGCCTGCGGCTACTGCACGGCCAAGCCGGCGGATTATGCGGGGCTGATTCTCAAAATCTCCAAAACGCTCGAAAAAGCATGAAACGCTTCCTGCTCATAGCCCTGCTTATAGCGGGCGGCCTGTTGTGGGTGCAGAGTGCGCGGCTCCGCTCAGAGAAACGCGAGCGCCGTCGCTTGGAATCGAACCAGACCGCGCTGATGTCCGATGTCGAAATCTATCGGACAAAGGCAGGCAAGGCCGCCGCGTCGAACATGGTGCTGAATCTCCGCGTCTCGGAGCTGGAGCGGCTCCGGGCGGCAGATGCCGAGAGTATCCGCGACCTCGGCATCAAGCTCCGCCGGGTAGAATCGACGGCCAAGACCGCGACGGCGACCGTCGTAGAGCTACGGGCGAAACTCCGGGACACGGCCGTCGTCCGCGAGATCCCGGCCGGGGCGGTCATTATCGACTCGATGCGGACATTCCGCTGGCGCGATCCGTGGGTGACGGTTGAAGGGTCGATCGAGCGCGACTCGGTCGCATGCCGCGTGGAGAGCGTCGATACCCTCCGGCAGGTCGTACACCGGGTACCGCGGCGCTTCCTCTTCATCCGCTGGGGAACCAAAGCGATACGGCAGGAGGTCATGTCGTCGAACCCGCACACACGAATTGTATACACCGATTATATCGAACTTAAAAAACGGAACCGATGAAGAAATTTCTGAAAACAACATGGGCGGTACTACTCTACCTGTGGCAGCTCCCGCAGAACCTGATCGGCCTCGCGTACTTGGCATTTTGCTTCGACCGCGTGAAAATCACCGAGCAACGCGGGGCGGTGTTCTATGCGACGAAGCATGTGCGGGGCGGCATGACGCTTGGGCGGTACGTTTTTATCGCACCGGGGAACATCGACCGGGAACCGGTCTACGACCATGAGTTCGGCCATGTCCGGCAGTCGCGGCGCTGGGGTTGGCTATGGCTGCCCGTATTCGCGATTCCGAGCGGCCTGCATTGCCTTTTCTGCCGGGCGGCGAACTACTACCACTTTTACACCGAGAGGTCGGCAAATCGGCTCGGTGGCGTGCCCGACTACGCCGGGGAATACCACTACCACATGGACGGACTGATAGTAACCTATTGGCATAAGCTGGTAGAACTCAAGAACAGATATTTACAATAATGAAAATCCCTCGGCATTACCGGGGGATTTTGTTTTTGTCTAAAGATTTTCTTTAAGCCAGTTTGTAATTTTTTTATCGACGCTATATGAAGCCCAAGCTCTACCTGTGATTTTTATCACCATAATTTCACCGTTCCCATTTATCGCTGTAGACAAGGAATCCCTAATTATTTTTGGATCATCATCTGTAGCAATAAACCAAGTGCGGTCGAATATTTTAGCCCAACTTGAGTAAGCCTTGATTCGATTACTTATCTTGGCATAATCCCTTGCGGTGTTATTCAACTTATATATAATAATATATGCATTCATAATAAATTATTCTTTAGACGCTTTAAAATAGTATCCAACAATGAAGCCAAGAGGCCCTGAAAGGATACCTGAAACTGCAACGAGTAAATCTTTGTACTGGTTAGCATCATAACACATCAAGAATCCTATTATAAAGACAATAAGGATGGCTCCAAAAAAGCCACAAACATATACTAATGCAATACGGCTACGTGTATTCTCGCGGCGGCCCTCTGAACTATCTTTTGTACTTACCTCTGGCGCACTTGTTTCGGGCATCTCCGCTTCACATACAGAAGTCGTTTTTGAGGATTCTTTCTTGTTAGGCATAAAATAAGAATTTTCACAAAAATAGCAATTATTTATATTTTCAGAAATATCAAACTGGTATTTTATTTTTTCATCATCCTTTTATAAAAAGGTAGTTTATCACTTTTCTATTCGCCTCATCAACTTTTTTCTGATTGCGGTTGATGTAGATATTCGTCACTCGATTGCCGGATGAATGCCCCAGGGCGAGGGAGATAGTGGCGTCAGGAATATCAAGCTCTGCGGCCAGCGTGGCCCACGTATGCCGCGCCCAGTAGGTTGAGAGCTTCGGAAACAGTGGCTCCCGGAATTTCTTGCCTCCAAGTCCTTTTCGCGTCACTGTCCCGATTTGTTGTAGGTTGTTATTCATGCGATGTACGAAATCTTTGTAGTTCTTGTACGTGTCGAGAACATCGAGCAGGTATTTTGTTCCTCTATATTTATTGATGATAGCCAACGCTTCGGGTTCCACTTTGACGGAAAACAGCCGCCCTGTCTTCGATCGCCGGTACTCGATCCGGCCGTTATGGATATCGGTCTGGTTGAACAGGTCGATAGTGTTTATCCCGATTAGGTAGAAGATCAGTAAAAATAAGTCCCGGTATTTTTCCTGGTGTGGTTCGCAGGCGTGATCCCGGAGAATGCATAATTCTTCGACGGTCAGAGATCGCTTAGCCGTTTCTTCATGCTTGATTTTAAATTTCCGAAACGGGTAATTGGTTGTTAGCTCTTCGTCGATAGCCGCATTCATAACAGTCCGAATATTGCGCATGCTGATTGCGACAGTATTCGTTTTTACGGGCCTAACACCCTCGATGGGTTTGCCTTTTTCGTTGAGATGCTTTGTTCGTAAAAAATGCTCAAATTTTTTCAGCCAGTCGATCGTTATATCTTCGAATCGCCAGTCGTTATTTCTACCTATTTCTTCCGCAAACCACTCCATCCGAGCTTGAGTAAGCTGATAAATACCTTTTGTACCTGTGTGTGTAATTTGGTCTACATATTCAGCATAGAATGCGTTAAATGTCTTTTGTTTGTTTTCCGGAGCATTGTATTCTACCCCATTCATATAGGCAATGATACGCGCCCTAATATCGGTTGCTTTCCCATTCAGACCGTGTGATAGTTGCACGCTTAATAGAGCCTCTTCAATGTTTGTGTGACCTTTGCGTAAGGCGCGGTTCATGTTGTCTCGTTGTGGCGCCTTTATAATCTGAGTACCATCCCACCATTCCGGCGGAATAGAGAACCCTGTGTTGATAACGAAATTCCGGTGTCCGGGCAGATTAACCCGATAGTAAAGCGGGTACTTGCCTGATGCGCTTTTGTAGCGCTTGTCATGATAGATACTTACAGTAGCCATAGTGTAAAATGAGTTTAAAATTCTCGCGCATTTTCTCACTCCCTTGCCTCAAAATGATGTAAAATGATACGTTTTGCAACACTTTTGCAGGGAAAACTACGGTAGTATGAACGGGTGAATACATAAAAAAGGCTTAAAATGAGTTCGTATATACCTCATTTTAAACCTTTTACTAAATTGAGCGGGAAACGGGGGTCGAACCCGCGACCCTCAGCTTGGGAAGCTGATGCTCTACCACTGAGCTACTCCCGCATTTCGGAGTACAAATATACTCCGCTTTTTTTTATTTTTCAAGTTTTCCGGGTATCAAATTCACATCAATCGACAATTTTTTTCAGCGATGCCAGGTTTTTCGGATTTTTCAGGTCGCGCCCCTCGGGTGTATAGAGGTATTCCAGCCTGTCGCGGAAGTGTTCTTCGACCTTGTTGCGTACGACCTTCATCGTACTGTTTACCAATCCGTTCTGTTCGGTGAAAGGCTCGTCTACGATCGCCAGCCCCGCCGGCAGCCACCGTTCGGGGAACTCCCCGCCGAAGATGCCGCCCGCACGGTATCGGTCTATTTCGCCGCCGAGGATCGCCGCCGCGGTCTCCGCCCGTTTTTCGGCCGCTACCCCGCTGCTGTCCAGTTCGCGCCGCAACGCCTCGCGGTTCGGCACGACGATAGCGCCCGTAAACGGGCTCTGGTTGTTGTGTACGATGATCTGGTCGATATAGGGCGACTTGTCCACGATCGCCTCTTCCATGCCTTCGGGACTGTATTTTTCGCCGTCGCTGGCGATCAGCAGGCTCTTGAAACGCCCCAGCACATAGAGGAAATCGTCTTCCGAGACATACCCCATGTCGCCCGTGTGCAACCATCCGTCGCGCAGGGTGTCGGCCGTCGCCTCGGGGTTTTTCCAGTATCCGGCCATGACGTTCTCGCCGCGGACCACGATCTCGCCGTTCTGTCCGCGGGGAAGCTCCCGTCCCGTTTCGTCGACGATCTTCAGGTCGAGCGGGATCAGTATCTTGCCCGACGACCCGAACCGGTGCCAGTGGTACTTGGGCGAGTTGGTCGAGATGACGGGCGTCGCTTCCGAGAGGCCGTAACCCTGAAACATCGGGATGCCGATGGCGTAGTAGAACCGTTGCAGCTCCGCGTCGAGCAGCGCGCCGCCGCCCACGAAGAACCTGAGGCTCCCGCCGAACGCTTCCCGCACCTTGCGGAACAGCGCCGCGTCGAAGAGTTTTACCAGCGGCCAGAGCACTATGCGCCAGCCGTGTCCCTTGCTGTACCCGTCCCTGTTGTAGACATAGGCCGTGCGGAGCGCGAAATTGAAGAGCCGTTCCGTGAAACGCCCCTTGGCGCGGATCGAAGTCTCGATGTTCTTGCGGAAATTCTTGGCCAGCGCCGGCACCGACAGCAGGAAATGCGGTCGCACCTCGCGGATGTTCTGCGGGATGTTCTTCAGCGTTTCCATCGGCGTGGCGCCCACCTGCACGGTTGCGACCGTCGCCCCGCATGCGATCATGATATAAAACCCCACGACATGCGCGAAGCAGTGATCCAGCGGCAGGATGATGAGCGTCCGGTAGTATGGCGGGATGTCGATGCGCGAGAGCGACTGTTCGACGTTGGCCGTGTAGTTGCGGTGCGTCAGCACGACGCCTTTCGGGTCGGCCGTGGTGCCCGACGTGTAGGTGATCGTCGCGTAGTCGTCGTTGCGGATCGAACGGCCGATTGCGAGGAACTCCTCCCTGTTTGCCGCCAGGTAGTCGCGGCCCATGCGCCGGAGCGTCCCGAGCGCCGTCTCGCCCGCTTCGAGCGGAATATGCCCGATGACGATGATATGCTCCACCTGCGGCAGCTCCGCGCGTATGCGCCGGATCTTGGAGAGCTGGTATTTCGATACGAACAGCGCCCTGACTTCGGCATGGCGCATACGGAACAGCAGGTCGTTCGACTCTTCGAGTTTCACCGACAGCGGCACGCTGACCGCCCCGGCATAGAAGACGCCCAGTTCCGAAGTGATCCATGCATTGCACCCCTCCGAGAGTATCGCCACTTTGTCCCCGGGGCGTATGCCCGCCGCGGCCAGCCCCGCGCCGATCTCGAGCGCCTGCTCCTTGGTCTCGGCGTAGGTCGTGGGTTCGAATGCCCTGTGTTTTTTCTCCAGCAGGAATGTCTTTGCCCCGTACTTTACGACGGAGTCCTCGAAAAGGTCGATGATGGTCTTCTTCATGGTCTGTTCCCGGTTAATCCATTTTCAATACGGCGAGGAATGCCGACTGCGGCACCTCCACGTTGCCTATCTGGCGCATGCGTTTCTTGCCTTTCTTCTGTTTTTCGAGCAGCTTGCGCTTGCGTGATATGTCGCCGCCGTAACACTTGGCCGTCACGTCCTTGCGCACGGCCTTCACCGTTTCGCGGGCGATGATCTTGGCGCCGATCGCGGCCTGTATGGCGATGTCGAACTGCTGGCGCGGGATCAGCTCCTTGAGTTTCTCGCACATTTTGCGTCCGAAATCATAGGCATGGTCGGTATAGGTCAGCGACGAGAGCGCGTCGACCGGCTCGCCGTTGAGCAGGATGTCCAGCTTGACGAGTTTCGAAGGCTGGTAGCCCGTGCGGTGGTAGTCGAACGAGGCATAGCCTTTCGAAATGCTTTTGAGCTTGTCGTAGAAGTCGAAAACAATCTCCGAGAGGGGCATGTCGAAATTCACCTCCACGCGATCCTGC